CCCCATTGGGGGGGCAACGGAGTGCGCACGCCAGTGCGTATTCTCTAGAACCAAAAGCAGGAGGTAACAATGCGTACACGTCAACGCGGCGATTATTTCGCCGACACATTTCCTCTCGGGACGAGCTATATCGAAACAGCTCCGCCCTGGGGGGACGGTCCCTGGAACCCTACTTTTTATCATGTAGGTAATCCCGGGAACAAGCCCCGCTACGAAGAGGTGACCAAGGATGAATTACACCCTGGTCCCCCTTATCGCACTGGTGGGCCCTTCACATCGTGGAAGGTCAACACAGACGAATGGGTAGCAAAGGCTCCGGTAGACGTTCCGTATTTTCTCTGGCGTTATGCAGGTGAACATTTGCCTGCTATACGCCCGAGCGTCTACAGTGGTTACTCGAGTTTTTCAGATTTTCAGAATTTCTCGGGTTATGATGACGTGTCGGATTGGGGTCCCACTGGTTGGAATAGATTCCGACCAACCAAGTCGGGCGCAGACGTGGCTGTCTTCCTCGGTGAATTGAAGGAAGTGCCGCGAATGCTCCGTACAACAGCCAAGGGCTTCAAAGATGTTTGGAAGTCCATGGGCGGCTCTCCGACGGGCTTTGGCCCTAAGAGTGTCGCCAATCATTGGCTGAACACCCAGTTTGGGTGGTTCCCTTTTCTCAACGACCTGCGCAATTTTTATACTAGCGCAACAAATTTCGACAAGAAGCTAAAACAGCTTCGTCGGGATAATGGACGTTGGGTTAAGAGAGGTGGGACTTTGTCCACTGAAAACGACAGCGAGTTGGTGTATGAGCAGACCGGTTCTGCTGGTTTGCTCCCCGCGCCGATTACGCAACTGTGCAGTGGACCCCCGTACGGTTCAGGTGAAGTCTGGAGACATATTTCCAGGCACATCTGGTTTGAAGGTGCGTTTCGCTACTGGATTCCGGGAAAACCCGGGACCCTACCGTGGAACGCTAAAGCGGCTGCCTTAATTTTTGGCGCCCGCCCATCCCCTTCTCTCGTATGGGAGCTTACCCCCTGGTCATGGTTGATCGATTGGGTGTCTAACGCAGGTGATTGTATTGATAACCTGTCTAGCATCCTCTACGACAACCTTTGCGCGAAGTATGCATATGTCATGGGTCATACTACGGTGAAAACCGTGTATACCGGTAAAACAAATTACAAAACCGGTCCTGTGACAGCCTCGTGGTACTACAGTCTTGACTGTAAGACCCGCGTGGCAGCTTCGCCTTTTGGTTTTGGCCTGACAGGCAGTGATTTTTCTGCCCGTCAATGGTCGATCTTGTCGGCCCTCGGTTTAACGAGGCTCCGATGAGACCATTACCCTTGAACCTGGTGTTTTAGGGAATTCGGCTTGACAACCGGACAACCGATCCAGGTTCTAACTGTCAAACGCTCGAAGGAGGCCAGCTATGGCTTTTGCCGACCCACAAACAATTACCGTGAACACAGTCGAACAAACACTCGCCCGAATAAAATCGGACGGGTATCGCTCAGAATACTCCGAGGCGGATGAGGAATTCAAGTTGACTATTAGTCATCAAGAGTCCAAAAATCGCACTCGGCGTATGATCCGTATTGACCAACGTGTGGTCGCTGCGGATCCCTTGACTTCAGTAAATGAGTACAAGGATCTAGGCGTATATCTCGTAATCGATGAACCAGAATATGGGTTCTCCGACGCAGAGATAGACTATGTTGTCCAGGCTTTAGCAGCCTGGTTAACCACTGCCAATGTCACTAAGGTGTGCGGAAATGAGCACTAAGCTCACTACGCCGTTATATCAACCCTATGATCTTAGTAGGGCTCTGATGTATCTAACCCCAGTGCAAAGGGAGGTATTTATGAAACAGCTTATTTGGACAGCCGTGTTTCAGGTCATTGACCTGTTGCAAGTGCTGTTTAAAGAGTATGTGCTAGATAAGTCCGGCTTCGATACCGCGGCAGTTGACCGCGATAAAACTGCACTGAAAGGTGCAGCGAAGTCGAAAACTGTTTAGCACGTACGTGCTGCTCCAAGGGCGAGCCCAACAGGGCTTGCCCTTTACCCCCGTAGTGGTTATCGGTACGCGTTTGCCCCCGTTAATATCAGAAAGCGGGGGAGGCTCACAGCTGTAGCTAGATGGCTACCTCCTGATTCGGAGGAACCATGAAAAGCTACGAAAGTGACCTTCTAGAGTTGGCCGCATGCATTTATAGTGATGCAGTGGCCAAGTGCTCTGGCGTAACACTCAACGACCGCGATCTAAAAACAATGCGATCGCGGGTCAAACACGAGGGGCTATCTTTTCTAACGATAACCCTCCCTACTTTTGGTAAAGAGCTTGATATTTCGCTCTCCCTGGGTAGGATTGATCCAACCTTCTTCAGATCTTTCAAAAAGAAGGGGAAGGCCCCTGCATTTCTGCAGGGTTTCTTCGATCATGTGTTTGATGAGACAGGAAGGATTCTAGATGAACCAAGTGTTGAAGCTGTTGAGGGAATACGACAAATTGCGTATGCCTTCAAAAAGCTCAAAGTCGCTTGCTCGGCCCGAAGGGTCAGGCAGGCGATCACAAAGTTCAGCCAGTCTGAGCATGTCTTTCAGGAGCCCATTGTTCCAGTTGACCTTCAAGATTTTCTTAGGGTCAGCCGTTGTCTTTGGTCTGCTGTATTTGGTGGCAAAGATGTACTTGCCACTTGCAGACCTAAACACGGTCCTGGAGCAACTGCTGAAAAGCTTAGCGGAAACGCTAAATACTTGATGCAGAAATGGCACGATCGCCTGGAAAGTTCCTTTCCGGTTTTAGACTATGCGTTCGTAAATGCGGACGCACGGTTTTCGCCGGAATTCCAGGATGTTTCGATCGTTGCGGAGGCTGAAGAACAACCCGTAAGGGTCATTCCAGTCCCCAAAACACTGAAGACACCCAGGATAATTGCGATAGAGCCTGTATGTATGCAGTATACACAGCAAGCTCTGTCCGAGCAGATTATAAAACTGCTCGAGTCGCATCGGTTCACTGCAGGTCACGTTAATTTCCGTGATCAGTCGGTTAATCGGTGCAAAGCAATTGTCTCGTCGCACGATTGCAAGCTAGCAACGCTAGACTTGTCTTCCGCAAGCGACCTCGTACCATACGAGCTCGCTATCCGCATGTTCGACAGCAACCCTGATCTACAGGAAGCTGTTTCTGCATGCAGATCGACGAGGGCCGAACTCCCAAGTGGTGAGATTTTACCACTCAGAAAGTTCGCGTCCATGGGCAGTGCTCTCTGCTTCCCAATTGAGGCCATGTACTTCTACACTTGCTGTGTAGCGGCCTTGATCAAGAAGCGGAACCTTCCCGTGACGTACCCGGCCATAGAACAAGTGGTCGAGCACGTCTACGTCTATGGGGATGATATCATTGTCCCCACGGACGAGTCAGATGTTGTCATCGATACCTTGCATAAGTACTACTGCAAGGTAAATGTACGCAAATCTTTCACGAGTGGTAATTTTCGTGAAAGTTGCGGAATGGATGCATTCTTGGGCGAGGAAGTTACACCAACCTACGTCCGAGAGCTGCCTCCCGATGACAAGCGGAGCTCCAAAGCTCTTGTGTCCTGGATCTCGACCTCTAACCTCTTTTATAAAAGGGGCTATTGGAAGAGTAGCTCTTGGCTAGTAGATCGCCTCGAGCGGATTATGGGTGTACTGCCCATAGTCGGACCCAAAAGCAGCGGTTTAGGCAAGGTTTCCTACCAGAACGCTGTTTCCATCGAGAGATGGGGAAAGCGTTACCATCGCCCTGAGGTACGGGCATGGACAGCCACGCCTGTTTACAGGCATGACGATCTGGATGGTTACCCCGCCTTACTCAAGTGTCTCTTGACCTTGGAAAGGGGTGACAAATCCCTAACTTCGGAGGAGAGATACGCGACGAGTCTAGAAGGCTTAAGAGACCAAGTCTCATTGCCTAAGGACCCGAAGCACCTTGAGCGCTCTGCGCGGCACGGCGCCGTTGCACTAAAACGCCGTTGGGTTGCACCTTACTAATGTATGGTGCTTTTCGGGGTTGAAACACCCCGGCGGGAGTACAGGG